TTATCTCTATTGGGTTATTAAATTTTAATACCCCTATGCCTCTAAAATTAGCGTTATAATAGTATTCGAATTTCATAATATCCTTTTTACAATGTACTAACATCCAATAAATAACCTTCCATATATCACCTGTCCAATTTTCCCCATATTTTAATATTCCATTTTCATAATAATGTTTTATGGGTATTTTCAGTTGTTCATTATAATTAAAGGGTAATATATCATCTATGAAAATGATGCCGTCGTCTGCTAATAGTTTCAAAGAATTATTGATATCTCTTACGATATATTCTACTTGATGCATCCCATCAATAAATATGGCATTGAACTTTGAAGGTGGGTCTTGTGTCGCAAAATATTCATCCGATGTTAGTTTAACTAACGATTTGTCATTGAATTTTGGATCAGGATCAACACCAGTCTTGTTTTTAAAATGAACTTGGTTAAAACATTCGCCATATTCAACGCCTATTTCCAAATAGATATCATTTACATTTGTTAGTTTGTTTATAATATCAGACCTGGAAACCATGGATGTATTAAAACAGGGTCTTTGAATGTCTACATTTATGATTTCATAATCGGCAACCGATAAGTACATAAGTTTAAAATAATTAATAAGTATTTCATTTGGGGTATCACTGAGTGAATATAATTTCATACGGTCAAATTTATAGCGTTCAATTCTGTTTTGCAAATACGATAGCGAACATTTGTTATCTAAAATAATGAAATCGTTTCGGGGATTTTGGTACAACTCAGTAATTCTATCCAAATTAGCAAGCAAACTATCGAAACCAATAATACAATACTGTTTATCATAATCATTGTTAACTATTAAATTACAATAGTTATGTTGATATGTGTTTGTATCTCTCTCCCAAATTTTGGAATGTAGGTAACAATATGCTTCATCTTCATAAGCATTTTTGTCTTTCATTTGTTGATTTATTTTGAAATTGTCATAATAGATTTTAGAAATAAAATTGGGTCCAATACGATTAATTTCCGCATTTCTTATTAATGAAAAATTATTATTTGAATCGTTCATATATTGAATGTATCCCAATTTATGTATTTTGGCTATGTTAGTTGATATAGCTGTTCTAAGTATGATTTCATAATCGTCGCAGATGGGTAAATATTCGGAATAGTTGCCCATATCCAACAATGTTTGTCGTCGCCATATCCTTGGGTGATTTGGACAACATACCAGATGACTTAGTGTTATATTATTAATATTAGGTGTTACATAAATAAGACGCCATTTATCATTATATTTTTGCGAATAATAAGCCCCATAGCCCTTGCATATAAAATCCCCATACCATTGATTGTTACCGTTTTCATAAACACAAGCACAATCAAAATAAATAAATCCTATAGTGGGATTTTTGTCGAAAAGGTCGGCTGACTCTTGTAACACATATGGCATTAATTCGTCGTCGTGGTCCATTTCAAGCACGTATTTTCCACGACACAATCCAATAGTTTCATTCTTAACATTTCCAATACTGCCATTGTTGGAAGACTTGCGGAAAAATCGGATACGTGGGTCTTTAAAATGTTCTCTTAAAAATTGGAAATGGGCATCATCAGGCGAATCATCGACAACAACCCATTCCCAATCGATTAATGTTTGCTTCATTAGACTATTATACACGCGTAGAATTTTAGCGTATGAATTATAGGATGGCGTAAATAAGGAAAAGGTTGGTCTTGTTTTTACACGATCTAATGAGCATATATTTATATATACGGAATTTATAAAATTATTGAATTGGTCTATAGACATTTGTGTAGATAAATTTGGTTCATAATTAATATGTATATGTCGAACTAACATATTGCTGGTAATAACAGTAAGTATTTCATTTTTTGCGTCCGTTTCTGATGCATCATAGGTAATTACCATATGAAAATTAGAATTATGAAGGTGTTTGACATTTTCAACAGAATTAGTAATGAATATAGAACAATTTAATGCATTGCTATGCTCTATTAAAAAAGTATCTATGTTGGCATACATGTCTTTTCTATACACTATGACAAAAGGGTATTTCATTATATGTTATATATAATGAAATGTTTAAATTGTATTTTTTATTAAATATATAATACCTTTTGATACCTTTTGATACCTTTAAGAAAGGTATCACCAAACACCAAACCACCAAACCACCAAACATTTAACATTTAACATTTAAAAAAAGCATATTTAGCATACAAATTTGGTGATACCTTTCCCAACAGTATAATAATTTGGTGATACCTTTCCTAAAGGTATCGTTTGGTGATACCTTTCCCAACAGTATAATAATTTTGCGATACCTTTCCCAAAGGTATCGTATCATTAATATTCAGGTGAATGTTTTTTAAATAAACAACCTTGCGGGGTTATGTTTTTTATTTCACTAGTAACAATTTGTGGATTTTGATGGTCGCAATTAGTCATCCAAATTTTAACAATACAGAAATTTTTTTTGGGTGAAATAGTAATACCCGATACATTATTTACAAACGAATTGTTAGTACTAATTGTTTCACCTACAAGAACATAGGTTAAATCTCTCCAAACTTCAAATACATGTTTATTAGATACTTTATAAGAGAAACACCCACCATGTTTATTTTTCGGGTCTTCCCACATAGGCATAATTCCAGTTCGCATAATAAATAACATACAATTTTTAATTAAATCGGCAGGTAATGATTCAGTTATTGCGATTGTGTCTTCCAAAGTAGAATACTGACAAACTTGCTTATAACTTTTAGAAGTCCAATCCGCATCCTGTGGCAAATGTGCCCATAAATTCCACTTATATCTTAAATTATGAATAACTGAATTATCAATAATACTTTCGGTTGTCATTGTTTTATGAGTGGTCTTCATTATACATAGATACTTCAATTTTTTTAAATAAGTTTTATATATATATATTTATTACATTAGCAACTACTGCGGTGTATATAACGTATATGTGTTTTCTTCATGAAACACAATGCTTTGCGTTGGCGACATTGTAAACATATCTGCATTACCATCTATTATAGTAACTATATAGTTAAAATTAGTCTCATCAATTTCGTAACCAGCTATAGTACGCAGATAATATCTGAAGAAATTAGCGTTTAATGTGTTATTAACAAGATAAAAAGTATAATCGACCGTTTTTAACACTACATTACATTTGATAGTTCCATATTGAATTTCTACCTGTATGAATTCCACATTGGATAACTTATAATCAATAGTTTCAGGACAACTGGTTAAAAATAATTTATGTATGCGTCCCGTATCTTCGTTTTTATGGGTTATAAAAATGCTATGTAAATTATCGCATTCAAATCCATTCTTTATTACTGACAACAATCGTGTTTCTGGTAAAACAAGACATGAATCTACTGCACCTGTATTGTTATTAATATATTGGATAGTTTTCATTTTTAAATCAGGCGATATGTAGTTGTTGTCTTTTAGATAGGTAGTTGTTTTTTTTACATATAAGGATGCTATGCGAGATAGTTGGTTTAATTTTATTTGACATAGGCTAAACCAATATAATAAATTATATCCAAAATTTAGTAAAGTATGTTTTAATGTTGTAAAGCGAAAAATATTGTACATTATATAATAAATTAAATATCATTTAAGTTGTTTTATAATAGTTTATTCAAATTGGGTGTATGGTTCAGGTGCTTCTGAGTACGATACATCCACATACTTGTTTACAGAATTGGATGTATTGGATGTATTAGGATTTGAAGACGTATATATTAAATTTCCCCCTTTATTAGAATTCACATCTATTTGCCCAGTAGATGGGTCTAAGCCAAACACATAAAGTAATATGGCTATAATAAGTGACATAAAAATAAAGGGAATAAACACGATAATCCAAGCAATTATTCCCATGCCCGTATAACATAACGTATTTAAAAGTATTGTAATAATTATCATAACAATTACTTTTAAAAATGCGGTATTGTAAAATCCTTTAAAGGTATCAATGATTATCTGGGTCAACGAAAATGCTACATATATTAATGCTGGTGCACATAAATCAAACATATATTATACACAGAAAATATGTCTATTTAAGCGTTAAAAATTGGTTCTCCATCATTGATCACTCCAACCTGTTTACCAATTTCACCATCTGCTAACATTTCATATAAGATGCCATTTTCCTCACTAGTAGCATAATAAGTTACATCGTCAATTTCAATTTCAAATACTTCTTCTTCATCTTCTTCCACTACTACTTCTTCTTGTACCTCTACTTCTTCTTGTACCTCTACTTCTTCTTGTACCTCTACTTCTTCTTGTACCTCTACTTCTTCTTGTACCTCTACTTC